CCCTTTGGGCGGTGACGAGATCGCATCTCTCTGTGCCGACGTGAGTCTCGGTCCCAAGAGTCCTCGCGTCGTCGAGTCGACTTGGAGCGCCGCCGCCGCCGACTGCGCAACCGAAGTCTCACCGAGGTTTGCTCCAACGCCAAGCCATCCGGCACTGAGTGCCGAGTATTGTTGAAGATGCCCCCGAGTCGTATTGAAGATCAGCAGGCCGTCAGGAGGAGAGACGATCGCATCTCGTTGGGTGCTGGTCATGCGAGGGAGCAGAGCACCCTTCGTAGTCGAGGCGAGTTCGAGCACGGCCTTCGTCGAGGGAGTCGAGGTACCGAGACCGAGAGCGGCGTTCGCGATGTCCCAGAAGCATGAGGTCGTGGGCGCTTGGAGGAAGAGACCTCCAGAGCCTCCGAAGATGCACGCACCGCTCGTCAGTCCGTTGATGCTCGTGATTCCGAGCAGCCCGGTCACCGCGTTGGGCGAGGCGAGATTGATCGGTCCCATCTTCGCAGAGCCACCTGTCGTCGGAACTCGAAGCACCGAGTTGGCAGGGCCAGTCTGTTGTGCGTGGGCACATTGGTGTACGCCCATCGTGAGGAGTAGAGCAACGACTCCGACTGCGATGTAGTCAAGAATCGTCAGCTTGGTCCCGGTCAATTTTCTCTTAGCCATATCAATCTTCTCCTCATCCGTACCGCTTATGTAGTCTCGGGGATCTTCGCCGAGAGTTCTCCCGATCAGAGGCATTACTTATTCCAGAACCAGCTACCACCAAACGCGTAGACGGCTCTACCGGTCCATTGATAGTCGAGGGTCGGATTGACCTCTCCCTCTACCGTGCCCGTGATCGTAACAGGGTTTGAGCTAGCATCCACTTTCTTGATCTCGTAGGTCAATCCATCATCGGTCCCGCTACTGATCGCAGGAAGGACGAGAGACTGGCTCCCGAGAGTCGAGTCAAAGTGGACGCGAAGGAATCGATCTTTGCTCACGAGGAAGGGACCGGCCGCGGTGATGACCATCGTGCGGATCGTGCGACGATCAAAGAAGATCTGCCATTGCCAGATCCTATTGAACAACCAATTGAAGTACTGCACCGGGGGTAGCTCGGCGGCGATCCATCCTTGAGCGCGCTTCGTCGAAGGCGGAGGAGTGATCGCAGCGTCGTTCCCCGTCGCGAAGTCTACATCTGAATCTGGCAAGGTCGGCAGTGACATACTCTCTCCTAAATGATGCTGCTGAAGGTTCCACCGACTGTCGAATCATTCAAGTCGCCGAAGCCTCGCACGTTCGGATCTTCGTTGCCCGCGAACCCGAACGGCTGAGCCGTGGTCGAGGTGAGCAGGTCAATGGCAGTCCCGGTAGCCTTCGAGAGACTCACCGCGCGCTTGATGTCTTGAATGGTACCGATCGGATTGGCTCCCACGGCCGTCAATTGAAACGAAGCCGGCACACCGGGAGGCTCATAGTAGACGACATACTTCGCTTGCATGAGAAGTCGGAAGACCTGCATCACATCTTCCGGGCTACCCTGGCTGACGTTCTGAGCGATCTTCGCCAGGAGGGTAATGCGGTAGAGATTGTCGTCCGTCAGCCCACCGCGCGCCTTGTTGAGCAGCAATCCCCAGAGGTCGAGCTGGATGCCCGTCGCGTTGACGATCGACCGGCTGTCCATGAGATCAAAGAACACCGCCTCAAGATCTTGGGCCTTGAGACAGAATCCCTTGAGCACGGCGTCGATGTTCGGCAGCTCTCGGAACTGACTCGCTAACCGATCCCTCGCCTTCGCCAGGTGATCCATCATCTGGACGATCATTGGATCACGACCGAGATGTCGGTGTCGGCATTGATGACTCGGGCGATCTGTTGAACGTCCATGATGAGATTGTCATCGGAGGTTGCCGGGAATGCTTTCCCGACTCTGAGAGTGACGTCGGTGATTCCACTGATCCCGTTGAGAGCCGAGATCATGCGCGGGTAGACGATCACATCGTCACCGATCCCAAGGTTGTTGATGTAGCTCTCCAGGGCATCGCGCACGAGGTCGGCTCCGTTAGATGGGAAGCTGTCATCGTGGCTAATCGATACTCGTGCGAAGACTGGAACGACTTCCGGTCGTGAGAACTTCACCGGCTGAATCAGCCCACTCGATGCGACCACGGTTCCGATGGTCGAGCCATCTGTCTTGATGCCTGTAGGCTTCGACGCCCAAAGCATGTCTCGAATATCCTGATCGTCACCACCTTGAACGTAAGCGCGGAGGGAGTGAGGCGGGAGCCCATACTGATCGGTGACGTCATCCTCATTCTGGAAGACGAGCGCCTGGAGAACACCATCGACTTCCTTGAGTCGGGCTGCGATCGCATCGGTGGTCCCGCGACCCTTACCGCTCTGAGCGATCTTGGATCGGATGCGCACTGCATTGTCATCTTCCAAGAGCCTTCCGACGCTGGCGTCAGTGAGGTTGAGAACCTTGGTCAGGCCAGGCACCGGGTTGACGATCTCGGTCAGAGTGTAGAGCGGAGCCGAGATCGGGCCCACGTCGAGAGCTTCTGCATCGACCACTCCCTGAGGAACGCCTTCGGTCGAGTTCTGCACCCACGCCATCGATACCGGGGAGGTCCCTGCGGTCATCGTGTTGGAGCTGATCTGTAGAGTCGGGTGAGGAGTCTTACCTGAATCACCTCCGAAGGTGATGGAGAGACTCTGCGACGCGAGAGATCCACTGACCGTGACCCCTCCGAGCTTCGAGAGCGCGTTGAGAGAGGCTGCGATCTGATCGGTCGTCGCGTTGTAGGGAATGGAGAAGGTGTCTTCGTTGATGTAGCGGAACGTGAAGTAGCCTCCGGTCGGAACCGCGCCCAAGGTGAATTGCTGCACCTGGTCTTGGCCGACTCCGAGAGTCACCGCGGAGGTCGTCTTGAACGTTGCACCTGGATTGCCTGGAACTCGTACCTGGGTATTGACCGGGACGATCGAGCCAGGCGTTCCGTAGAGGTAGAGGTTGTGCTGAACCGACTTCGTAGCTCCGAGCTTCTGGACCCCGATGGAGGCGAGAACATTCTGGAGAGGAATCCCGTCTGCACCATTGATGTACTGAGACTGGTAGACTGCTTCGGCGAGATCCCAAAGGCTCGACAGTCTCTCGGCAAAGATGCCGATGAACTGACCGAACAGCGTCGATGGGAGCAGGTTGATGAATGTCCCGATCTCAGCGCGAAGCTCAGCCTCAATGTCGGTCTTGATGTCGTCGAGCCGGGGACGCTTGAAACCTGTGTCTGTGACGCCGTAGTCAGCCATTGTCTTGCTCTCCAACCACTTCAGAGAAGTCGATCATCCCGTCGAATCCCCGAGCGAGGAAGGAGCACGAGAGTCTCCGACTCGCCGGATCATAGTCGAGATTGAACTCCATCAGCTCCAGAACCCCAGGGGTGTTGAGGATCTTGTCGGTGAAGACCCCTTCCAGGATCTGAGGGTTCGGGTTCTTGATGAAAACGTCTTTATAATACGGAACGCCGTAGTCCAAGTCGAGGAACCATTCCCCAGCGAAGAACCTCAGCTCCTGGCGAATCGCCTGCTTCACAGCATCGGCTCCCGAGACGAGAGCAATGTCTCCGTTTTCAAAGACGAGGTCGCCCGTCGTGTCGTCAGTCTTGAGATCGCTCATGTGATCTTCCCTGGTGCGGTAGTGGAGCCGGTCTGAGCAGCGGGCCCTCCTGTCGTCGAGACCGGAATCCCCATCGCGACCTGACCATTGGAGGTGATCTCAGTGACGATCGCAGCCGCGATGCCCTTCATGATTTTCTGTAGATCTGCCGCAGTGATCGCTGCCGTCGGGTCTGGAGCGGTGAGAGCCGCCGCCATCGCGGAGCCCATTCTGTCAGGATCGAGTGGCATCAGCTCTCCTTCAACCCGGTCAGGTCAGTCTTGAATCCATCAATCTTGCTCTTGATCTGAGCAATGTTCGACGCATCGAGTAGCGGCTGAGGGCCGATCATCGTGTTGGTCGTCGTCTTGGAGAGTATATCAGCCAGCGCCGAGAGCTGCCCAGTGATGCTGATGAGGGTGTCGACGAGAGACTTCCCTCCCGATTGCTTGAACTCAATCCGGCCATCTGGCGTGAGCTCAAGTACTGCCTTCCCATTCTCAATGCGAAGATTCTCAGTCGAGTTAGGATTGACTCTCGACTGCGGAACGAGACCGGGAACGAAGACAGCATCGGTGATGTGGAACTTCCGTGGGTTCCGAGGATCAACGAGCCCACCTTGCTTCTTCCACACGTCGAGAGATCTCTGTGAGAATAGCAGTAGACCGGAGTCATTGGGCTTGATCGGTCCGCTGATCTGCCAGCTCCCGGCACTCGGGAAGATGACGGGGACCTTCAGCACGACGGCGAGGCTCACGACGCTGTCTTGATACTTCCGTTGGAGAGCCGGCTGGATCGATGCCGTGCGAGTCGCGGGATCATAGTCTTGGACGATACCGGGGAGCGCGGTGTTGAGGTCAAAGAGCCGCTGCTCGATCGCCATGCGAATGACTTCCTCGAACTCAGGCGTGACATTCGGGTCGAGAGTCACAGCTTCACCGCCTCAATGATCGAGTAAAAGTCCTTGTCGTGGGTATCGCCTTTGTGCTGAACCTTCTTTGCCGTGTACCGACCATTGAGCAGTCGGGAGCGCAACTCAATCTGCCGACCAGGACGGAGCTTCGGCTGGAGCAGAGAGTTGACCTCAATGCCCTCACCCTTCCTCTTTGGTATTCCGACCAATCCCGTTTGCGGTGAGAGGAGAACGGCTTCCTTGGGAGTAGAGCCACCGGTCTTGATGACCTGTACAACACCATCTTGAATTGACCATTCAAGACCGAGTGGCCTACAGAGGTCGTCCATCGACTTATGCGCAGGGCCACTTACAGTGAGCCCGCTTACTACCGCATCGTCGGGGACGTTGAACAGGTTGGGGGCACCAGCCGATTGGAGATTGCTGGCGACCTCAAGGAGGATCTGCTTGAACGGCGTGCCCTCCTTGAATGATTTTTCTACGAACGACTTCTGATAGTTGTCAATTCCGTCAGCGACCTCTAGCCGCGTGACGTAGTCGTTCCCATCCAGCTCGGTCTTGGACGACTTCGGGTTAATGTCACCGACGAAGATCACTTCCTCTTGTCCTTCATAGCCGGCAATCAATCGCACCTGGCTGTGAGGCTTATCGGCGATGGCGGCGCTCTCGCGAGTGAGATTGTAGATCTCAATCTTCCCTTTGTTCGGCGTACCGCTCGGAGTCTGAGCGACGTCGAACTTCA